AACCATTCTCTGACATCCAGTATGCAGCACCATCAACTTCAACACATGCATTCTGTCCAACTAGTCCACAGTTAGTTCCAACTTGTGCAAACGCAAAGGTAAATGGTTGACCAACAAAACGTTGAGTGAACAACGCTGTATCAGTCCAAACATAAATTGCATCACGACCTCTAATTGCACCTCTGATCTGTGATCCGTCAGCTAGTCTTTGTGTGCCCGCTGTATTGGTTGCTGTTGGTGTGTATGTGTTTATATCCTCTTGGTCTGAGAATCTAATAAACATATCATCTTGTGTTGTAGTATCTCCAATAGTCGTTTCTGTTCCGTAAAATACTAAGTGTCTATCTGGTGTTGAAACTACTACATGACGTGATGCTGTTGGTGCTCCTGTAATAATTGCAGCTCTAGTTGTTGTTGCGTTAGTTAAACTAGAGTCCCAAGAAAATACAGCACTGTCATGAATTAAACAAATCGCTTTATCACCAAAATTATCTAGTGACCACATACCAGGATCTATAACTAAGTCACCTGATGCTGCTTCGCCCCATGCAACAAAGTCTGTAGAAAACGTTACCGTAGCGCCATCACTGTGTGATGCTGCGGATGTTCCATCTACACCTCTAGTTACACCTGTTAAGGTGTTACCAGTAATTCCTGTGTAAGAAATTTCTTCACTACCTATGATAACAAAGTTAGTTCCAGAACTAGAAAACTGAGACGCGTCTGTTAACACAATAGTTGTCGTTGAATCATTAATAGCGCCATTTAAAGTTGTGGTTAATGCAGAGGTATCTTCCCCTCCCCAAGATCCTAAACCATATCCAAAACCTTTTGCTTGCACGGCCGGACCTACAGGATAGTAGTGTTGAACTCTTACACCACCAGAAGTTGTGGCTCCTGATCCAGATTCATTAGATGAAAGTGTTATGGTAAGAGTTGTTGCATTTGGAACACTAGTCACCATAAATTTTTTATCATCAAAATCAGATGAACTATAATTAGAGTTAGTTGCTGAACTAAAGTTATCTAATAATATTATATCTTGTGGACCTATACCATGAGATGTGCTGAAAGTTATTGTAACAATTGGTGATCCGTTGGTCGTGGTAAACGCGCTAGTAAGCGTCGTTGTAGATTTGATAGGATGTATATCGTAAAATACACCTCCTGAAAAAGCATATAAAATTCTGTTTGTTCCAATAATAGAGTATTTTCTAGATAAACTATTTATAAAGTGGTGCATACCTCGACCAGCACCTGTTAACTCATTTGATCCAGTGCCACCTAATTGATTCCATCCACCTATCTTTTCAGGTGTTCCATATCTAAATCTAACATTATCACAGTCTACCCATTGACCTTCTGCTGTGGTTTCTGAGACCTGTTTATTTATACCTGGCTGAAATCCTATTTTTTGTAACATATGGAGTTTTTATAACACAAAGTCTTGTTTATTGAAATATTCTTAATTTCAGTCTTTATCTTTTTTAAGCTTAAAATCAACGCCAGAGTTTATTTTAATACGATTTGATGAATCAGTTTTCAGTTTTTGAATCCTTTCATCAAAAGTGCCATTAAATATAAAGCACTGCTGCACCATTTCATTTAAAAAATGTTTAAAATCTTCAGGAGTGCTAAAAGTAAATTTTCTTCTTTTAATTAAAATCCAAACCTCTCTCCAAGAAAATTGTATTTCTCCAGCTCCAGTTTTTTTATCTTGAACTATTCTCATTTTTCTATCCCCCATAAAGATCTTCTATCCATGTACTCTGCTGCGTGTGGTCCGTTTGCATCTACATAGTGCATAAAAACTTGCGAATGCCAATCACCTGTAAACTCTTCACGCCAATGATCAACTTTTGTGCCTTTATAAATAACACCATCACCATTTTTAAGAAGTATTTTTTTACCACCAACATATATTGGCCATGGTGTTCCGTCTGAATTAATTTGTACAGTAACACTAATTTCACAAGCGGGTCTGTCTTTATGTTTTGTTAATTCAGCTAGATGTGTATACATTCTCCAAAAAGTATAAGTTGGTAATAATTTTAAACCAGTTTTTTCTTCCATTAATTTTTGTTTTATTAACATTAATGTGTCAGTCGCTGGATCACCATAAAACATAGTGTCTCCATGTTTATTTTGCACTGTATCAAAATTATCAAAATTAGCTCTGTGTTTAATAACTGAGTAAGTGGTAAATAATTCAATTTCTGACTCTGTTAAAAAATTTTTAATTACTTTATAACCTTTTTTTAAACCATCCATGCTACTATCGAATACCTTACTCCCTTAGTTATAGGGGTTACTCCGTGAGGAAAAATAAAATTACTTGGCCAAATTACTAAATTACCAGGTTTGTTTGGAATAGTTAAAATTTCCTTATCTATTTTAAATTGTAAATTTCCACCTTCATAATCATTGTTTAAAATTAATATTGCACTAAGTCTTCTAAAAGTACCCGGACCATCATCGATATGAAAACCATAGTGCCCTGTTTTTTCATATCTTAAAGCTTGAACTTCATTAATTTGAACCGGAGGCACATCTGGAAATTCTTGGTGATATTTACTCATAGCGTCTTTAATTAAATAAATTATATAATTACACCAATGAACTTCTGTCAAAGAATCGGATTTACTTGATAAAGGTAATATCTCTACATTTCTTATATCTTTATCCACCACTTGATTTTTTCCTTGATCAGCCATAATTGCACCACTTCTAAATCTTTTTTCTTTATGAAGTTTGTTTAAAACTCTTATTAAATTACCTATAGTTTCTGGTTTTTTAATTACTTGAAAAACTTTTATATATTTAGTTACTGACATTATTATATCTTTTTTAAAGATATATCTTATTGTTATTAAAATGTAAATATAAATTATAGAAAATATCTACGTGGAAAAAACTCTGTTGATTGGTTGTCTTCCCAATATTCGCACCAACGTTGTTGTGTAGGAAAAGTTAAAGTATCAAGATCTAAAGCTTCCACAGCTGCTAAATAAGCCTCTAATCTTTCTCTTAAATCAGTAAATTGTTCTGTTGCTAATTTTTCCTGATGTATTTCCAGAAAATGTGTACATCTGTTAATCACGTCTTCTTTTATTTCTGCATATTCTTCCTTACGAATTGTTTCTTCAGTTAAATCAGTACCACCTGGACCCCAAGGTATATCTGTATAAACTATATTTCCGTCTACAAGTTCAGCATCTCTTCTTAAATTTATGACTGCTCTGTAATCTTCATCACTTACAGTTCTAACTAAATTGTTAGCTTTATAAACACTATCAATATCTCCTCTATTTACGTAGAGATCATTATCATTTTTTACCGCTTTCGCTACGTGTCCGTTTAAATTAAACATTAAAATTGACATAATTAAGAATCTATATTTTCAAATATTACTATTCCCCCACCATTTCCAGGTCTACCTGTGGGTCTGTGTGAACCTCTGCATGTGAAACCTCCACATCCTGCAAAAGGATCTGCGTTAGCTGGACTTAGTTCAGTTAAATCAGCTACTGATGTTGGTCCGGGGTTTGTTGCAACTGTATAGTACTCTGGTGTTCCAACGAATTGCATAAATGCAGTTTGTTGACCTATGCACTTATTTACTTGGGCATGAGCTGGGACAAAACTATTAGGAACAGTTTGTCTTCCTGCTGTTATTGTATAATCTATTGTAGCTCCCGGTGCTGACCCAGTATTACCTTGACAGTTTGGATTAGGATTTGCTGGTGTAGGAAAACCTTGGTTTCCTCCTCTTCCGCCCCCACCGCCTGTGCAAGTGGCTAGTACAGGATTTCCAAAAGTTGAATCGTTTGCTGATCCCGGTGCTGTTCCAGCTGTTGGTGAACCTGTTTGACCTCCAGCTAAAGTGTATGGAGCACTAAATGGTGATGGCGCTGGAGATGATACAGGTATAGAAAAAAATCCATATCCTCCTGGTCCGCCTCTCCCAGCAGTTTCATTATTACCTCTTGAACCGCCGCCGCCTCCGCCGCCGCACATGTAAACTTGTAATTTAGTTGTTCCGGGTTGCGCTGTAAAAGTACTTGTTACGTCAGAAGTTCCAGGTGCAAAATCAGAAAATGTTTTTACAAAATCAGGAGATCCTGCAGATCCACTTGTGGCTGCAATAACTCTTCCTGAAGAGTCAATAGTTACATCAGCTGTTGTAAAACTTCCTTTTACTGGTTTTATAATTCTTGGCATTTGTTATCTTTCCTCCTTAAAATTAATCTACCATTTCTACGTATGAAACATGAAACGCTAAATCGTTAGCAGCACCTGCTGTAACAGATATTAAATCTGTTTCATCTAAATAAATAGGTCTTGAAATTAAATCTAATGTTGAATCTGCTGGCACTGAAATTGTGCTTGCAATTTTATAAAAAGTTGAGCCATTGTCGTTACTAATTTCTACTGTTGCGTCAACAGCACTAGTTCCATCAATGTTTGCTAGCAATATTGTATCAATTCTGACTGCTGTGTCTGCAGGAACATCGATCATAGTCGTTCTATTAGTATCAGATAAACTACCCATAGCGTTTTTGGGTGTGATCGTTGCTATATTTACAAGATTTGGTGTTGCCATTTTTTAATCTCCTTTTGAATTAATACCCGAAAACCATGGAGAACACAAGTCCTTTTCCATCGGTAGTTGCCACTTGTGTGGAACTTGTTCCAGGTGATGCGTTAGTTATTTTTACTCTACCAGTGCCATTTGGAGCTAAAGTCATGTCTCCGTTTGCGCCATCTGCAAGTGTCACTGTACCTGCATTTGTTCCATTATTTGTATTTAATATTAAATCTCCAGTTCCTTGAGTTGTAAGAGTAGCGTCAGCATTATTATCTCCTATTTGAACTGTGTCTGCTCCAAGATTAACATCTCCTGTTCCATTTGGAATGATATCAATATCTGCGTTTGAAGTTGATACAATATCATTTCCGTTAACATCTAAATCTCCACCTAATTGTGGTGATGTATCATCTACGACATCTCCACCAAACTCAACAGCAACAATATTTGGGTTTGTGCCATCATCTGCTTTTGCATACGCTAAAATAGTTTTACCATTTGCAATTGTAGCTGAAGTTCCTGATCCAGTTGCATATTTAAATACAACGTTTTGTGAACCAGAGGTTCCGTTTTTTAAAAGATAAAGTTGTTGAACATCTAAAGGTATTGTAACATTTCTAGATGCAGTTAGTGATCCA